TATGGCTTTAATGTTAATTACAAGTTTCTTAGGATGCAGTCAGGGATGGAGCGTAGGAGGTTACCAAATCACACCTCGGGATACTGTTACAAATATGGCTTTTATAGAAGTTATGGGGATTGATTCGTCATTGCATTATTACCACAATAAAATTTATGAAACTCAAAACTGGTGTTGGATTCATAACCAATTTGAAGATTTAAAACCGATCAATGGTCGATGAAAGACAGACATATAGAAGCGTGGGTGCAACTATGCTCAAT